AACCACTGAACAAGTAAATAGAGTATCTGATAAAATAGTAATAAGTGAGGCGTTAGATTCAGAAAAAGAGCTTAATTCAATAGACGATGAAAATATAAATCGACAATTACTGAAAAGGTTATTTCATACTTCTAATACAAAAAAGGAAAGGAAAACATCTGCTATTTTGTATGAATGTTTATATGAAATAAGAAAACTATACACCGAAAAAAAACTGCCAATAGCAAGTAAAACTATGAAGGAAAGAGATATTGATGGAATGGTTAGCGCAATTGAAACCGCATTTCCGTTGATGTCACGATATTTAGATCATACAAAAATAAACAATAATTGGAACCTTATTAGTCATATGGAACGTGGAGAAAGTGTCATGAAAGATAAAACCGAAGATATATATGGTAAATCAAAAAACGAATATAATTCATATCCATATAGTGGTGATAATTTAACTCAAACAGCAGGAGGAACACCAATTAACACGAACCAACGCAAAAAGATGAATGCTCGAAATAGAGAAATAAGAAATGAAGCATCTAACCGTTTACGGTTAGAAAAATCTGTAACAAGTGAACCTATATTAATCCATCCAGATTTTATCCCCACTAACCCTAAAAACGCTTTGAGTACGTTTAATGAAATTTTAATAAATAATTTAAAAGATGAACCATCGTTAGAATATATAAAAAGTAAAGAAGTATGGGAGAAGGTTAAGAGTAATAAAAAGACCAAAACTATTTTTACCAATGAAATTAAAATTAAAATTAAAAATGGAGATACATTTCGACACCTAACTGGTATTAAAGAAACAAAAATCTCATTAATGCAATATTTAGTCACTGATGACTTTTTTGCTGCGGTATATGGGGATTATATATCGCAAACAATTGAAAAAAATAAATGGGATGCGGATAATAAGATATTTACTGATTTTAAACCTGTTAAAACTGCCGATGCTAGAAAACATTTATCCCAAAACATATACAACACTTATAAAGTACAAAAATCTTATCCTCCAGAGAATACGGTTCAATGGGGGGGAGCTGGCGAACCGGGAGAGATAACAACTGACGTGGTGTTTCGGCAAATAAATGAAATAAGCGGAAAAATTGAAAATTTAGGAGGAATAGGCCAATCCGAGCGAGACAAACACACCCGATACGAACACGCCCGAGATTTAGCTAAAATTAATGAAGCAGTAACTGAATTACAAACACATTTAACCGAACTTTATTCTGGCGGTGATAGCATTTCCAATAAGTTACAAGAAGCTTTACAGCAATTAGAAGATGCACGCCCGTGAAATACCAACTAAAAATTAATTATATAATTATATTTATATAATGAGTGGAGCACCAGTAGCATATAACGAAATTAATGATAATATAACTGCCGAGGCTATTATTAAAAAAATAGGTGAGTTAAATAATACGGTAATTACAGCAACCCAACGTGCTAAAACCAATTTAGATAATTTAAAAGCACGTTTAGCTAATTCAGGTATTGATGCAAAAGAACAAAAAGAAAAAATAACTGTATTAACAAATCAAATTAGAGCGTTAGAAACCTCAAACGCATCACTTACGGAAAAAGCAGCAGATTTAACGGAAATAAACGGTCAAATTATTAAATTAGAAACCCATATAAATAGTCTCCTCGCAAATAATGAACAAATAACTGACGCATTAAAAACTCCCCCCACAAAAGGCGGTTTCCGATACAATAAAAAACACCTCGAAGACAAAAGACAATCTCGATCATTGCATTCTAATTCTAAAACAACACCAAGGAAACGCAAGAAATGGCGAAGAAGACCGGGAAAAAGTGTTAAAAAAGGGGGTATGAAAACACGACGACGCCGACGACGACGAAATAAAAAATCAAAAAAAAGCAAGAAACGACGCAAATAATTTAGTATAATATTTAATATATAAAATATATATTATACCACTATGCCTCCAAAACGTAAAAGACCTAGAAGACGCGCACCAACTCCACCGTCGGAAAATGATGAATATAAACAAAAAATAAAAGACATTGTAAATACATTAGAAGAATGCCACGATGATAAAATAAAATCGCTAGGAACACTTATTATGTATATATTTAATACGACAGATGAAAGCCATGGAATCTCTGAGGAAGTAACCGACGCTATACAAAAGCTACATCCAATTTCCGTAAATAATAAAGAATTAAGTAAACCAAACCTTAAGGAAACAAATGATTTAATAAAAACATTACAACAAACAGTAGGTAATAAAAACACGCCAGATGGCTTAATCGATTCCTATCAACAAGTCGTAAAAGCAATAGTCAAGTATGCTGAAAATATAAAATGTCCAGAAGAAAAGTCTTTTGACCCTAAACCATTCGAGGATATTATTGTATCTTTAGAAAGGCTTGATGAAGAGTATAAATTACATCAAAAAATATATGATAAAAAACGCACATGTGACGAGTTAGGACTGCGTAGTAATAGTAATCAAAAAAGGAACACATGGAACAACGCCGATAACGAAGGCAAAATAAAGAGATGTAAAATATCTCTTAGAGATATACAAAAGACGGCAGATTTTAAAAAGTTTAAAGGGGTGTATGATAAACATATTGACAGTAAAAAACACCATATTTTAATTGCAAATATAGAACAATTAAAGAAATATCTGAGTGATTTACATACACCATATAATAATATTTTTTCAACTACAGGTGGATTAATACATCAACTTGACAAAATGAAGAAGGGTGGGGGAATAGTAAGACCGAGGGTGTCCAGTAATAAATCAAAACCCAAGAGAGGAGGAAGCAAACACCATAAAACAAAAACAACTAAAAAGCGTATTAAAGGTAAACAAACCCGACGAAACAAAGCCAAAAATAAAACAACCATAAAAGCAAAAAATACAACAACCATAAAAGCAAAAAACAAAACAACCATAAAAGCCAAAAATAAAACAAAAAAAAGGTAATTTAGGATTTTTTTTTAGAAAGGTAGTATATAATGAAAATCCCCGCTGTTTTCAAAAATGAAGTTCTTTACTATGTTGTTTTAGCATTTTCCGTTCTGAATGTATTGGGATATGTTAGTATGAAGGCCTGGGAATGTTTAGCACTTTTCTCATTGACCGCTTACATTGTAAACATGCAAGTTGATAATGTTACTGTTGGTTTGTTGGCTGGTATTTTTGTGGCCAACTTTGTATTTAGTTGTGGTCGCGTAAAGGAAGGTATCGATAAGACCCTTCAAAACCCAGAAGAAGATGTCAAGGAAGCCGAAAATGCACTTGAACGCGCCGAAGAAAAGGTAAAGGAATGTGCCGAAGGTGAAGAAATGGTCGATGGTGAATGTGTTGCCGTTGCCGATGAAGCCATGAAAAATGCCAAGGACGCCACCAAAGTTGCCAAGGATGCCATCGCGGATATGCAAAAAATGGTTGGTTTGTAAATATAGCAATATAGCAATAACATAAATTAAGTCAATAATTGTAAATTAAGTCAATAATTGTAAATTAAGTCAATAATTGTAAATTATATGTTTTTTATTTTATTTATAAAATATATAAATGAAACTAACCGCTGTTGTTAATAAAGCATTAAATAAAACAAAACTAAACAAAATCGTCCAAAATAAATTTTTGTTGTATGTGATTGCAATCATTGCGTTAGTGTATGTGGTTCAAATGTTAAACGAAGGAAAAAACAATATGGTGGCCGTGTTTGTTATTATAGCATTGTTATCTAGCTTCTTTAGCAAAAACATGGTTATTAATCTAGGTATTGCGATTATTGGAACTATTTTAATTAGTTCTTCTAATATCTTACAAGAAGGCTTTGAAGAAGACAGTAAACATGGTAAAAAAAAGAAAAAGAAAAGGGAAGGAATGAAATCCAGTGGTAATAAGCAATCATATTTTCTTAATGTAGATGATGAATGCGTAAAAGCATCTCCATCTGATTGCGAAGAAGGCGAGTGTTATACCAACAACAAATGCACCGAAAAGTTTGGACAACGCAGTATTCCCAAAAGTGAACCTGCTTCGGTAGATGGAAAAAACGACAAACCCGGCGAGCGAATTGATTATGCGTCTACGTTGGAATTAGCATATGATAATCTACAAGGTATGTTGGGTGAAGATGGTGTAAAGGGGTTAACGGGTGAAACCAAAAAGTTGGTATCGCAACAAAAAGATTTGATGGAATCATTAAAAACCATGACACCGGTTTTAAAATCGGCAAAAAAAACATTAGAACAAATGGAACTTCCTGATATGAAGGAAATGCAAAGCTTACTTGGAAAGTTAAATGTTGGAAAAAAAAAATAATTTAATTAAAACAAGCAAACAAAGCAACTTAATTAAAACAGTTAACTTAATTAAAACAGTTAACTTAATTGAAATATAACTTTATTAAAATTATTAAATTTATATTTAGTTTATATAATGAAAAAATATTGCCCGCCGGGTGTGTTATGTATTGAAAATACGACTATGTTTTTTTTACTTTTTATAATTGTTTTAGGAGGTTTTGTGTTAAGTAGTGTTATCAAAAAAATCAATTTAAATACGCGTATATTTGCAAATCCCAATCATTCCGGAGCCCACCATAATTCACACTCTCATTCGCATTCGCACCAGATACAAAGCAATCGCCCCGGATTTTTCGGTATATTTAACCATCCTAGTAATGTGTTTTTAAATCCACATGCTCCACCGTTAAAAACAAATGGTATGTATCATCCTAATAATAGCAGTGATCCGCGGGGAATACCTATCAATATAGAAACGCAATCAACAAATAGTAATTATAGTCAAATGGGTGTTTTAACTCGTGAAAATGGAAAAGAAACTATATTGCCATTAATGGGGCGTGTATTAATTTCAAATAGAAGTAAATGGCAATACTATACAATAAGTGATAAATCAAATGTAAAATTGCCTATTTATCATAAAAATAAAAATAGCACAAATGAGTATGGTTGCGATGAATTGTTTAATGGTGATAAGGTATATGTAGAAGGGTATAGAGATACATTTGTGGTTTCGATTTATGAAAACTCAGCACCTCGTTATATTCCATATTTGTAAATGCCGCTATAAATAACATACTTTAGCAATGTTAAGTGGTGCGTTGTTAAATAATTTAACTATATTAAACATAAAATATTGTGTAATTGTATATTATGTTACATACGTTATTAGATGATTATAATAAAAAATACGCGAATCGAAATCGTAATAATCGAAAACGAACACACACACTTGGTTGTTTAAAAGATTTAAAACGCACAAACGATGAATTAAACCGACTGTTATATGGATGCACGGAAAAGTTAGATAGTTATTTAATTAAAATGGAAGTGTTATTAAATATAGAATATGGGCAAAAATTAGGTAAGGTAAATAATCAATATTGTGTTTTTCAAAATGGATATTTTCAACAAATGACTAGATGGTGGTATAGTGAAAATAGATTTAAAACATATGATTATGTTCGACAAGATTTACAAGAAATTACCAAATATTTAGAGAATTATTATAATGATGTGCTGTTGTCTAAAGACTTTCAGTTGCTTAGATCGGAAAAAAGCAATATGTTATACATAGAAGCCGCCCTTTTTAATGATCGTTTAATTTCGTTTATTAAACGATTAGTTACCGGTATTTATACGCTAAAACGAACCTATAAAAATGACAATGAAACAAACTATTTTTCAACAACGGCTAGTGTAGATAAAGCAAAAGAAATAATTGATTTAATTGATTTTAGAATACAGTGTATGTTAGACTACAAAAACAAATACACCGAAATGTTTAAATAATTTAACGATGATTTATAAGTAATTTTTATTTATAAATAATCTTATTTGTATGATGGCTATGTTTTAATTACTATTGATTTCTTATTCGTCTTCTTGCCTTCTTTATTATCCTCTTCTTTGCCTTCTTTATTATTCCTCTTTCAGTGTTCCTTCTTTATTCATTATTCCAAATAAAACCGCATATAATGTCGCATTTATCCAACACCTATTTGTGCCGTTACCAGCTGTGCGAACCTGTAATTCATCTAGGTCTCCAGGTGTTGGGTATTCTTCATCCTTATTAAACAGAAATATTAAATAATTACATGAATTATCGGGTAAATAATCATTTATATCAACAATTTCAAGGGATCCATCTTCATTTTGTGTGCCACCAGAAATAGCGTCAAAACGAACGTATTGATCATCACCTATTTTTACAAAGGAGTCATAATGATCTATTGATAGTACTCCACCCTGTTCTTCAGGGTTTTTATTACAATCAATTTCCTTTGTCCCTCTTATTATTGCTTTCAAATGTAACGCACCTATGTCTTCGCCAGCAATATGCATAGCCTTAGCTATAGCCGTATCAAGATCGTTATTTTTTGCAGGATCGTTATTTTTTGCAGGATCGTTATTTTTTGCAGGATCGTTCTTTTTTGCAGGATCGTTCTTTTTTGCATATGCAGACCCAATTTTCATTTCATTTTCTCCCTTGATCTTTTCCAAAACTTTTTGCATCGCAGTTGCAACCTGTAGCGCTTCACCCTCCGCACCATTATTTAGATAATTTAAAAAATTATCTCTATCCGCCACAGGTTCAATTAATGTAGCGAGTTTGTTTCCCAATTCAACCCAGTTTTCATCTTTCCATTGAACGGCTGTCTTGTCAGTATTATAGTTAAGCATCATATCATATATTTCTTCGTATCCACCAGATTGTGATTCGTCTACAACCGCTTGGCCGTCTACAACCTCTTGGGTTGCTGTAACATGTTGTTTTAAATCTCCAATCACAACTGCTGCTGTTGGGTCAGATGTAACAGGAAATGTAACACCCGTATCGGTAGGGGAAGCTCTTACGTTAAAATACACTATACGCGCTGTTAACGGATCGTATTCTATTTTTTGTGTATCTCCATTCGCGACTGATTCCGTTGTTGCTTCTGTATCATTTTCGAGATCAGCCCTCTCATATAATTCCTTAAATTGCTCCCAAAGCGTATTATCACCACCTGTTTGCACTGTTTCAACTGGTTTGTCTGTTGTGATTATTTTTAAAGGAGCTGGTTTATTTACCGGTTGGTTTTCTTTAAATTTAAGAGATTTATTTTTAAGGTCGTATGCTCTTTTTTTTTGTTTATGTGTTTTTCTATATTTTCCAGTGCTTTTATTGTATTTACGATTCTTTCTACGATTTTTTTCTTTGCCATTATTTTTCTTGTTTTTATAATGAATACGACGCTTGCTTTGATTTTTCGTTTTTTTTATTTTATCCAATCTTTTACTAGTAATATTCATTTATATACATAAAATTATATTATTTTATTATATATTAATTATAATGTCGGATATAAAAACAGGTACATCATGTCATAACGATGATAGTTGTGGAGATTATTTGAAATGTGTTATGATTGATGAAAAAACGAAAACTTATAAAGAATGTTCGGGTAAAATGTGTGGGCGACAAGGCGGCCCCAAGGGGGTTTGTTATCCATTTCAAAAAGCAGGACAAGTGGATGTTACCAATGCCTCGAAAATTACAAAAAAAACAGCAGATAAAGGTATAGCAAATATTGCATTGATAGTCGGGAGGATCGGCGTTGGTGTATTGATAACTGGTTTTATACTTTATAAAGTTAGAAAGCATATTAATAAAATAAGAGTGTCAAACTAATACGATCGGTAAATATAGCATATCATTAAATATAGTAAATAAGTACATATAGTATATCATTAAAGTTAAAAATCAAATAATAACTTTCCTAAAATTTAGGAAATATATTATTTTATACTTGGTAAATTACACTTTAGTAAATTACACTTTAGTAAATTACAATTTAGTAAATTACAATTTAGTTGCATTATGTAAATTGTTTAATGTAGGTTTGTAATCGGGTGATTGGAGATCGGGGTTTGTTCGGGGCAACATTTTACCAATAACTTCTTCTTCAACCGTTAAAGGAAACTGGTTCATTACACTAAGTTGTTTGGTTTTCTTTACTTCGGAGGGAGAGAAAGTTCGCACCTCTTCTTTTTTACTACATCTCATAATAAGAATATAAGCAGCAACAATACCAACTGAACCCATCAACATATCTAAACTAAATAAACTAAGAGCAACCATGATTACAACTGCCTTGCCCATCATAGTATCTACTAACATACATATATTGTTAGGAGGGGAAATATCCATAACAATAAATACTACCATCAACAACGACAATACTAAATATGCTGGGTTTTTTGGTAACATTTTCATTAAATTTTTCATATATGATAATATGATATTTTATTTATAGATTTTAGGATATTTATATTGGTTATTGATTGTATTACTTAATGGCTGTCAAATAAAATAAGAAATCCCAAAATGATCGTTATGATTCCAAATATACTTTTAAAAATAGCAGTGTCTATTTTGCTTGTAAAATAACTGGCGAATGTGCCTATTATAAAGAAAAACGAAAGTGTCAAAGCATAATTCCATTTAATACATTTTTTTGCCGTGCCGGTGCAAATTTCCCTAGCAAAAAAGTAAACAGCAACAATACCAATTGGAAGTAGTAAAGATGCTAAAGAAGTCCCTATTGCTACTTTATAATCACTTAAAACATTAAAGTAAATTAACATGGGAACAATTAAAATTTCGGCTCCACCACCCACAAATGAAGCAACTACACCCGTAAGCGTTCCTATCATCATTAACTTAAATATATTATGATCTACAATAGGAAACAACCCGTCCATGTTTTTTTTAATAAAACTGTTGTTTTCAATTAATTGTTTTAATTCACTTATCAAGTTTGCCATTTATATACTATACATTAACAAATTATAATTACAAAACATACAAACATACAACACATACAACACATACAACACATACAAACAAAACATTAATGTAAACAATCTAAACATTAATGTAAACAATCTAAACACTTCAACCATAATTAATAAGTAAATTGTAAACGATGTCTATAAATCAAATAAACGATGACGATGTTGCTACATATCTTGGTCAAAAAGGATACACTATAAAAAAAGAAAACATGATGATTGAAGAGCAAAATCTAATAAAAAAGGAATTGATGATGAAACCATATGTTCCTAAAAACTCATTGGCAAAACCCAACGAGTTCCCTATTTATCGCGAGTCTAAAAAAAAACTATACATTCCCAAATTCTATGGAATAAAAAACTATGGTGAACCGGACATATCAAAAATCGGTTCAGGGGCGCCAATTGATATAAAGTTTAAAGGTGAGTTAAGAGATTATCAATTGCCAATTGTAGATACTTATATGAAAGCCGCGGAAGAAAAGGGAGGAGGGTTGTTAGAATTGCATACAGGCGCCGGTAAAACAGTATGCGGTCTTAGGATCATATCTAAAATACAAAGAAAAACATTAATCATTGTCCATAAAGAGTTTTTGTTACGCCAGTGGGTAGAACGCATCGAACAATTTTTGCCCGCCGCACGCGTGGGAAGAATACAAGGTTCTATAATTGATGTCGAAGATAAAGATATTGTCATTGGAATGCTGCAAAGTTTAAGCATGAAAGATTACGATATCAAATTATTTAACGATTTTGGGTTAACTATTGTAGATGAAGTCCATCATATAAGTAGTGAAGTGTTTAGCAGAGCACTTTTCAAGATCGTCACGCGATATACTCTTGGATTATCGGCGACATTAACTAGAAAAGACGGTTTAACAAAAGTAATAAAAATGTTTTTAGGAGATGTTGTATTTAGTAAGAAAAGAAAGGGGGAAAATAAGGTATTGGTGAAGGCGATTGAATATATTAGTAATGATGAAGAGTTTGACAATGAAGTATTAAATTGGCGCGGTCAAGTCAATTACACATCGATGATAAAAAAACTGTGTGAATACAATCGCCGAAGTGAATTTCTATTAAAAGTGTTGGAAGATACAATTGAAAAGGGTCATGTAGAAGATCAAATAATGATATTGGGACATAATAAAAACGTATTAAAGTATCTGCACGATGCGATACAACACCGCAGTATTGCGACGGTAGGTTATTATGTGGGTGGTATGAAGGAAGCGGATTTAAAAATAAGCGAAGGGAAAAAGGTAATAATAGGCACTTATGCGATGGCTGAAGAAGGATTGGATATTAAAACATTAACAACGCTTTTAATGGTGACGCCAAAGGTAAGTGTTAATCAAGCGGTGGGTAGAATTCTTAGAAAAAAAGATCATGAAGCGTTGGTAATTGATATTGTGGATGTTCATAGTATATTTCAGCGTCATTGGAGTAAACGGTTAACCTTTTATAAAAACCAAAAGTTTAAGGTTGTAAAAACGGACAGTTATGATTATGAAAAAGATGTGTGGGATACGATTGTAGAAAGAGATAAAAAAGAAACGCCGTTTACCAAGGCATCTAAAACTAAAACTAAATCCGCCAAAACATCAAAACCAACCACTATAAAAATAAAAACAGGTGATGAGATTTTAAAAGGGGTTTGTTTAATTGATGATGATGATTAATATTTAACAAAATCGACATTATTATAATATAAAATATTGTAATAATGTATAAATAATGGCTCATGTCGAAGTCAAGAATTTGAAATCGGTAAAAGATACTGCGTCACCCGTCAAAGCAGATGATGTTGTTACGATTGGTGAAGAAATTGTTGCAATTTTTCCCACGGGAGTAAATTTAAAAAACATGGCTGATGCTACCATGAAAGTATTAACAAAAGTGACTACATTATATAATTTAGGAGCCGAGCAGAAAAAGGATTTGGTAGTTGATATATTGTGCTATGTTGTTGATAACACCGATGCAGGTGCGTTGGAATTTTTAGATCCAGTAATCAAGGATATGTTGCCTGGATTGATTGATACTCTTGTTATGGTGGATGGTGGCAAATTACATATTGTAAAACCACAAAAGTTGATGGATAAAATAAAAGCACGCTTTTGTTGTAAGTAAATAGGTTAGTAATAACGGTTAGTAATAAATATTACAAATAATAATATTAAGTATTTAACCATATTAATATTATTTAACCATATACATATTTAGTATCATTTAACATATTTTCGATAATATCGTATCCATTGAAACAATGTTTGCTTTCTACCTATTATTTCAGTAGATATGTTATTATTATCTAAAAAACTAACTAATTCTCGCGTTTCATTGATTTCTCTGGTATTACTATTATTATTACTACTATTACTATTAGAAGCGGAAGAGTTGTTTAGTAGGTTTTTTATATAGGTTGTATATGTTTTGTTCCAATAATTTATAATATCGGTTGCAATTGTGTAATGAAAATAATAATTAACACTTTCATCTGTGTCTGTGATGTGTTTAGCATTCCAAACTGGAAACATTTTTATTTCATTTAATACTTTTTTGTATTGTTCATGATATGTAGGATCATATTCCATTATTTTGTTTATTATATTGGATGGCAAATTAAATATATTAAACACATTAGATACATTAGATACATTAGATACATTAGACATTGATGAATGTTAATGTTAATGTTAAATTATATTATTTATCATTAAATATTTAAACTATTTAATAATAATGATTACATCACACAAGGCAAAGACAATTCACGATTGATGCTTATTGTTTATTTTTTATAATGATTATAATTATCGGTGCAGTTTACATTAGTTTTGTTAAAACTATTTGGGGCGACTGCTGGAAGAGGTGTATGTGCACCGGGCATTTCATATGAAGCACCCATTGGTGTATTGGATTGAAATTGAGAATAACCTAAAGAAGCAATTCCACTACCTCCTTTTTGATAATGTTTTTTTCCTTTTGTTTTGGCTTTATGTTTGCGCGATTTCTTGTGGTGTTTGGTGCGTCGACATACACACTTACCTTTGCAATGGCACTTTCGACCATGTTTTTTTTTCATTTTATGCGTTTTATTTTTTCTACTTTTATTATGCTTACTTTTACGCATTCCTTTTTTTGTTTTTCTAGTTTTTCTTGATTTTTTAACTTTTCTACCGGCACCACATTGTGCGTTTACATAAGGTGAAATAGGGGCATATCCACCGATTACTTTGTCGGCCATTCCTGCACCAACATTATCATATCCATACCCAACCTGATTGTTAAAAATTGCCGAAACCGAACCACCCTTTTGACCACCACAATGATTATATGGCGTTGCACTTGGATAACTATATCCCATACCACCTTGTGCGTTATTTGACAATGAATTCATTGTATTTCCATACGCACCTCCTTTTTGACTGGTTTTTTTCTTTCCAGTGCTTTTTCTTTTTCTTTTTAGTTTCAGTTTTAGCGTTTTTATACCTCCACATTTACTTGGCATTATATAATAACAAAATAAATTATTTTTATTTTTCCAGAAAAAGTAACTCTTGCTTTTTGGAGATTGGATCATTTGTGATGTTAAGTGGTTCCCATTTCTTATACTTTTTATTAAATATACATCGGATTGTATATGTAGTATTTAACAAAAATTTATAGTTGCTGACATCTTCAAACATATCTTCATCGTCACTTTCTTCTATAAAATCGATATTATCATTTTCACGAACGCGTCTAAATAATTTATTCATTAATATACTTGTTTTTATATTACCAATATAAGCATACCCAATATTTACT